AATAATGTAGCTATTTCTGTTTCGATATGTTTTTCAAAGAATCTCCGTAAAAACCGAGCACCATACTTCTGACTATATCCTTGTTGAGATATATAATCTCGAGCATCATCCGTTAGGATAAACTCTATATTATTAGTCTCTTCTAATTTTTTCGAAAAGATATGTAATTGAATTTGAACTAAATTATATATATCGTCTTTAGATAAATGCTCGAATCTAATAATTTCGTCTAGTCTATTTAAAAACTCTGGTTTAAAGAACTGTTGACAAGCATTCTCTAAATCAATAGAACTTATTGCAGTACTACCAAACCCGATAGAATCTTTATTAAATAATTCAGAACCAATATTACTAGTAAATACAATAATACAATTTTTAAAATTTATTTTACGTCCTACACTATCAGTTAATTCACCTTTATCTAAAACTTGTAAAAATATATTAACAACATCAGGATGTGCCTTTTCAATCTCATCTAACAAAAGTAAGCTATAAGGATTATTTTTAATAAAATCACAAAGTATCGAACGATCACCGTAACCGATATACCCTGGAGGTGATCCTATTAACTTACTAGTAGAATGAGGCTCTATAAATTCAGACATATCAATCTTAAGAGAGTTCTGTTTATTATAAAAAAAGTATTCTGAAATTAATTCACATAAATAAGTCTTACCAACACCGGTTGGGCCGATAAAAAGAAATGAACCTAATGGTCTTGTCGGATCTTGTAATCCTGTTTTAACTCTCTTAAAATGATGTAATAACGATGTAATAGCTCTAGTCTGAGAAATATATCTGGATCTTAGACCTCGTTCTACTTTATTTAAATCAGGTAAATTACTCCCTTTAATATTGCTTATAGGTATATTTGTTTTAACACTGAGTATGTCTCTTACAATATCACTTGTAATAACCTTATCAAACTCAACTGCTTTTTGTTTAGTAATTTCCCTTTTTAATTTATTAGAAAAGGTTGTTTCTTTTCGGAGCAGCTTGATACCTTCTTCAAAATTAAATGCTTCTACAGCTTCAAGTTTTTGTTTTTGTATACTATCTATTTTTTGTTGTAGCTGCACAATCTGTTCAGATGTATTAGATATTTGATTCTTTATATGAGAGCCACATTCATCTAATAAATCTAACGCAGCGGCTGGCTGACTCTTATCAAAAATAAACCTCGATGACATCTTAACAATATCTTCTATTATATCTCTATTGTATTTTACACTATGAAACTTTTCATACATAGGAACCATATTATATAAAATACCTTTTGTTTCTTCTAAGTCAGTTTGCTTAACAACTATATTTTCAAAATTAGAACTAATGGTTGTAATATCATCGATATACTTTTTATAATCATCTGCTGTGCACGTACTTATAAAATTGATATCATCACTGTTAAATAATTCGCTAAAATATTCTTCTATATTCGCGGTACCATCAATTCGAGTTATAAGAGCAATATCATTAATAAATAAAATTACATCAGTATTATTTTTAAGATAGTCTTGAAGTACATCCATCCTAGCTTCAAAATCTCCTCTAAACTTTGTACCACCAATAAGAGTTTTAAGTTTTAGTTCTAATATTCTTTTATCATGCAAGTGATTAGGAGTAAGTTTTTTAGTTATCCTTCTTGCTAGTTCATATACTACAGACTTTTTACCAACACCCGGGTCGCCAGTTATAATAAGATTAGTATTATGTTTTTTACCTAAGACAAGATAAATTTTATCAAACTCTGCATCTCTTGAGAAGGTACTTTGTAATTTATCTACAGAAGCTTGATATGTTAAATCAATAAAATATGGCTCTAAGCTTTCTGGGATGATTGATTTAAGTGACCCTTTTGTACTTGCTATATTTCCTAACTCTTTTTGTATGGCATTTTTAACATTATCAAAATTTAATCCATACTCCATAAGAATGGAAGTCGCGACACCGTCATTTTCATATAATAAAGATAAAAATAAATGTATTACATCAACTGTACTCTTTTCAAGCTTTTGAGCTAAATTTTTTGCAAAATCTATTATACGTAAAACTCGAGGAGTAAATGCAGGTCCGGTATCAGCTTTAAAAAGTTTATTAGTCTCCTCTATATTTAAAATACTAATAACAACATCCTTTAAATGATCTCTATCTACATCTAACCGATAAAAAGTTTGATCTAAAACATCATCACGGCTTTCGATTAAACCTAAAAGTAAATGCTCTGTACCAGCATATCTACTCTTAAATTCTTCTGCATATGATTTTGAAGCGGCAAGAGCATCTTGTGCTGTTGAACTGAATTTCATTAACAATACTTATTACATTTATTAGTAAACACTAGTATTAAGTAGCAGCTGTATAATCACCTGTTCCATGGAAAGAACCAGTACCTGCAGTTACAGGTGCGACAGTCGACGTTATAATATTTCCAGCGGCACCACCGACTCTAAGTTTATAATTATCAAGTACCTCACCCCAACTACCATCATCTACATTTTTAGGTGTGTTCCAGCCAACTAATGTATAATAATTCGCAACAGTACCATCACTCTTACCAGGTTCACCAATATTACCTCCAGCGTTCCCTGTCATTGCTGGATAATCAGTCACCGTAGCAGATATTCCAGGGATGACCGTATCATTACCTTGAGCACCAGCTGCAATTGATTTTTCTAGCTCTATTCGCCCAAAATACCTATGACTTCTATCCCAGTCACCACCATTTCCGCCTTTCATCTCTACTCCACCAGCAGACCCATCCTGTAAATATGCTTTAGTCATTGCTCCAGTGTCTGGAAAACCGTAATTATTTGCAGCAGCAGTTCCACCTGCTCCGATATTCTTTAAATGGATACCACCTCCACCTCCACCTCCACAACCAAACCACAACGGCCATGCATATTCTATGTTGTTATAGTTTGTGGCGCTAATACCCGGAAGACCACCACCACCGCCACCGCCTCCTCCATATACTTTACCATTATTAGTAATTAAAATCCTTTGTTTGAAATATGCATCAAAACCGCTTAACGCCGGGCCTCCAGATGTTCCAGTGTGAGTGGTTACTACACCATCTACATCATCTCCAATATCAACTGGATCGTCCTCTCCATCAAACTTAGTTCCATATTTTCCACCATGACCTTCTACAGCTAAACCATACCCACCTTTACCTCTCTTGCCTACTATTGAGTTGTTACTATCTTTAATAACAATATCAATTTGGTTATTCGTATATACAAAATTAAAATCATTAGGTGGCTTAAAATATACTGCCGGTAATGTATCATCTGTAGAAATAATAGAAACTGAATCTTGAATAGTAAAGCAAGCACTAATAGGATATTTTTTATAAGTAGCATCATCAGTACCATCATCAAACGTATTAGATCCAACATGGTCGGATGCATTACTAGCAATTAATGCATCCCATACATTAACACAACTTAAAAGATTATTAGTGGTTGACTCGTCAACTCTATAATCAGCAGAAATACTGGATACAAATAAATTAATTGTTTTATATTGCTCTTTTAAAGAAACAGTTTTTTTATTATCTAATGGATTAGATTTATTAATTATTGCGTTAGCAGTAGGACGCTGAATTATAATATCAATTGCAGAATCGCTGTTAATATCTCCGTTATGCTCAGGTTGCTGTGCACTAAGATCAAATACTATCGAAGATACACCTGGTGTAAAAAATATTGTACTAGTGTTCGGTAATTGTGCGGCTGATACTTGATTCGGTACATCTGTTCCACCTGGCACTGACGGGAAATCAAGCAGCACATCACGTTTTCCTGTTTTAATGTCTGTTGAGTAGACACTATATGTATCTCTATCTGGAACTTGTGGTATAAATTTCATACCGACAGGCCAGTTAACTGGGTTTGTCCGAATATTACAGGCGGCTGATAAGCTGTAATCTCCATCACTTGCGAATCGTTGAACACCTACGCGAGCCGTAAAGCCATCACCTGTTGTTTTTCGATTAGTGAAAGAATCAATTTTGACATCACCTGGGCGGTCTCCGATAAACGTGATATCATATTTGTCAAAATCTGGTTTAATTGTAACTACA